TAAATATAATATGTTATAACAACTAACAGAAATGGAACAAACGATTGAAAAAGAACACACATATTATTGTGAATGCTGTAATTATAAATGTATGTATCCTGCACACTGGAAACAGCATTTAGAATGTGAAAAACATAAAAATAACGGGATAAGAAAGACTAGAAGTGATAAGGTATTTGAACCAAACTGTAAAATATGTGATTATACGACTACGCGAACGACCAATATGAAACTTCATTATTTGAATAACCACGCAAATAAAGAAGAAAGGAAAAATGAGTTTAAATATTATTGTGAAGCATGTGATTTTGGTAATTTTTCAAAAGGATTATTTAAGTTGCATATGGAAACAAAACATAAATAAATTATGGTTTATTCGCTGGGTTGGTGTGGTTGTTGTTCTAAAACTGATACAAGGTGTTTAATTCGCATGTCCTTTCCTAGTTTTGATATTTTTGTTATACAAGTAAAACATCTATTATTCTTTGATTTGCAATAATCACATTTTTTAATTTGATGTGTAGCAATATTTTCATAGTATTTTACTGTTTTTAGTGTAGTAACCTTATTTAACTCATCATCAAAGTTTATTTTCCGTTTTATAAAATTTTCACGAAGTTCGTTCTCTTTTTGTTTATATATTTCATATTCTTTTTCATATACTTCATATTCTTTTTCATATACTTCATATTCATTTTTTTCACGTTCCCTTTTTTTACGTTCTTTTGTATATATTTCACGTTCTTTTTTTTTACGTTGAGTATTTTCAAGTAATATTACATACTTTTGTCTACAAATGTTTCGTTTAATGTGAGACGCTATTATTCGTATTGCTTGTTTTTGTTTTTTAATTTCACGACATTTACCGCAAATTATTTGCCGTCTAATACATGGAACTTCCAATAAAGTTAAACTATCATCGTTCGCATTTGTTATAAGTGTTTCAGCATCAATTTCAAACCAAGGTTCAGGTCTATTTTCATTACGGGTTTTGTGTGTATTACATATTTCAAATATACAATACAATTTATCATCATTAATCCACGCAACATCTGCTATTTTTGTACCATTAAAATCAAACCTATGCTCTAATTTAATAATTGAAGTGTCATTTATTTCAGGTAGTTTCCATATAGAAGGACCGGCACATTCACAACAGTTTCTAATAAACGAAATTGGGATTTTTCTTTCCAATAAAGTTTTTAGTAAAATTTTTGCATCTTTATGTATTTGTGTTTCAGTTGGTTTATTATAATGATTACAGGGCGTTTTCGTATCAACCTTGTGCCTAAAATGATGAACTCTTACTTCACCCTTTACTAAAATTAAATCTTTATTACATTCGGGACAAATATATTCATCTTTTTTATTTGCTATTTTAGGATAAACATATTCGCGAGTATGTTTATTGATTGCACCAAGCGATAACACATGTGTCATATTATAAAATAATACTAACATATCTTTATTATAATTTTATGAATATATATAGCAAATGCCTCGCCAAAAGAGTAGTGATTATAAAGAAACTGCCGTCCAATATTATTTAGTGGAGGATAAATCACAAGAAGAAGTTTGTAAAATATTCAAATGTTCCAGACGAAGTTTGATGCGTTGGGTGGATAAATACAAAAAATATGGGAAAATTGCTGGATATGAAAGAACCCCAAAAGCGTATAAGGTGCATAAAGAACATGTGGATTTTTTATTACAAGAAATCAAGCATAACAAAACCATCACTATTAAAGATTTATTGCATTTATTGAAAAGTAAATATCCTGATTTAGATTTGAATAAATCACATATAAGTCGTATTATACACGATAATAATATTACTTTGAAAATGACGAGAATACGACACGAACCAGTAAAGCGATTTGGTAAGGATATTGATATAAATAAAAGCATAAAAGAGTTTTACGATGAAGTCAAAAAATACAAAATAGAAGATATTATTTGTATTGATGAAACCTCTGTAAAGTCATTACAAAAGCGTAACCGCTGTTATAGTGAAAAAGGGAAAAGATGTGTAATAAAAACACAATCACAAGAAGTATTCAAAAAATATACTGGGATATTTGCTATTTCGGTAAATGGTGTAGTTGGTTGGGATTTATATGAAAAGAGTGGAATAAATTCTGATAGAATGGTGGAATTTTTAGAAGCAAATATAACAAACAAATTCAAAAATAAATTAATAATTATGGATAATGCGAGTAGTCATAGAAATTCAAAAGTAAAAGATGTAATAACACAACACAATCATTTATTATATGCTGTTCCTTATCAGCATTTTACAAATTCCATAGAAAATTATTTTAGTATGTTGAAATCACGATTACAAAAATTAGACGGATTAACACACGCAGAATTGAAAGAGAATATAATCAACACCATAACAAATATTCCAAAAGATAAATACAGGAACATAATTAAAGGAGCATATGAAAGACCCGAAAAATACATATCCAATAAAAACAAGACACGAAAAATAAAGAAGAATTATTTATAGGGTATTCTCATATAAAATGGGCGTTTTAAATGAGAAAAGGTTTAAAATAATATTATTTTATATGTCTTCATCTTAAATGGAAAATATTAATAAACCAAATATAGAAACTAATGTAACAGATACAACAACAAATACTACTACTACTACAAATACTACTACAAATACTAATATGAATAAAATAGACAATATTAACTATATTACTCTTGAAATTATGGCGAATTCTGATACATATAATAAGTACCTAAAAAGAAATAATTTAGAACATGATACGGTACTCAAGGGGGATAAAAGGTTTTATAGAAAACGTATTGCTGCAATGGCGAAAGATATTTTGAATAATAATGTTAATAATAATAGCGACAGTCCTATAAATGACGTTATAATAAATGCATTTAACACATTTGCACGTTTATGTATATCGCATTTTAAATTTAAGGATACCATGGATAATATCCAGGGGGACTATAAAGATATGGTTATAGTAGACACATCTACAGGGGAGGCGTCGAGTGTAGATACCATCGAAGGGTGGTCTATGGATGAAGCGAATAAATTGTTTATGAAACAAATAGATAAGAAAGTGATAACAATGGATAATTTTGTTACAAAAACTTCACCACCGCAAGATGAAATGATAATACCAAAAACGAAAGACTTAAACCTGAAAGACCCGAAATACAAAAAGAAGGATATTAAAAAGGGTTTTACAAAAAATCATATAAGTAATGGTGTAAAATGGGCGGATACTAATGAAGTAATAGAAATTAAGGTAACTAAAAGTGAAAATAGTAATATTTAATTTTTATTTAATAATTAATTTTTTTTAATTATAGTGAATTAATATATACACAACTACACAAATACTAATTATAAAAATACATAACAAATGAAAACAAAAAAAATGGAGAATATTCTACAATTTGTAGATAAAAATATGAAGTTTAAGTCTGAAATTAGAGGCAAACGGCGTGTAACGTCTAAGAGAACATACATGTCAAAAACATTAAAAAACAAGAGTAAACATAATGGAAATCGAATAAATGGAAATCGAATAAATGGAAATCGAATAAATGGAAATCGAATAAATGGAAATAGAAATAGAAAAATAGAAAAAGGAGGACCTATTGCACCTGATGTAGAAAAACACCCAGATGGATTTATAAAATTAAAGTGTAGTCCAAAACTACAAGAGAATGATTTTACGTGTTATAGCAATGAATCATTAATAAAGCTTAAAAACTTATGGAATGCACGTCACCCAGATGTGATGATAACAACAAATGACCCGCGTGAGATTTGGGAGGAATTGAAGCGACATTTAAAAAGTGTATGTAATAAAGAATCGTGCTGGTTAAAACAGAATTTTGCTTCATCAGGAGTAGATAAAGAAATGTTGAACTATACATTTGCGCCAAAAAGTCCAGATGATTGGAAGAAAAATCCCAACGAGTGGTTAAATAGTATTGATATTGAAAATGTTATGAAACAATATGAGAAAGAATTTCCTTATTTTGATTTTATAGGAGCAGCGCCTATCGATTTCGACTCTCCAAAAATGTATGGTGAATGTGTCTGGGAAGAGTTGTGTCGTTTTGATTTGAATATATCTATCAGAAATGGTCGGAATAAAATCGGATTTATATTTAATACCGATCCTCATTATTTATCGGGTTCACATTGGATATCTATGTTTGTAAATATAAAACAGAAATATATATTCTTTTTTGACAGCACAGGTAATCCTCCACCCAAAGAAGTTAAAAAATTAATTAAAAAAATTATAGAACAAGGGAAAGTTGCGGGAATAGACTTTCGTTATATAGAAAATAAAAAACACCATCAGAAAAAGCCTACCGAATGCGGTGTATATTCTCTTTTTATGATTATTAACTTACTGAAAGAAAATAAAAAGCCTGAAGATTTTCTTATTGATAATTTCCCCGATGAAGAAATGCAGAAATTTCGTAACCATTATTTCAATAGTGAATTGTAACACTTTGGTGGTTTTATTTAGATTATTAATTCAAATCCAAGTTTACCATACTTGTACAGTTTTCTATTACACGATTTTTAGATGACCATTTATAAAAATGATACATATTTAAATCGGTTATAGCAGTTAATGAACTATCAAAATCATACCCCAATTGATGTACTCCAATTGTATTTATAGATGATACTTTATAAATATTTTTACTTCTTTCCTTATACTCTGTTGGTTCAGATACAGCCAAGAAATTTTTAGGTAAATATGGCGTACTGGGGATACTATCATCAATTGTATTTGCCCAAAAATTACAAAATCCAAAAATGTCAATGTCAGGTTTATTTATTATAAACTGTTTTAGAGTACTGTCGCTATACTGTGTAAGGTTAGGTGCTGTAGACTCAATAAACTTATTTTTGGGGATATGTAGATACTCATCCAAGTCACAAAAAATCATATAATCATATATATCTTTTCCATATTTATATAGAGCATGGTGCATCTGGCCCATTTGTGCATGATGCGCGTATTTGACTCCACGAGGATTCCAATAGTGATAATTCCATTCAACTAGCGTAACATCCGGTTTATCGAATATTTTGCTTATTTCTGGTGTAATAAGTCCATTATAATACATGTAGAAATGTTGCACTCCTTGTTCTTTATAATAGTTATAAAATAACGGAAATAAATAATAATCATGTTTAAATAATGTTGTTAAGGCTAAGAAGTTATTATTATTTTTATTTTTTTTAACTGTATTCTGATGTATATTCTGATATATATTCTGAGTCAGATTTGTACACATATGTTGAACTTCATATGATTTTATCATGTTATTAATAAGACTAATATTTACTTTTATAATAGTATTAGGTGGGGTTATGTATTCATACATATATATTAAAATTGGCTCATTCGAATCTTTTACATGACTATTAGATAATTTTACTATTTTATTATTTATATTTACTGTTATGTGCTCTGGTAATGCAGGTACATTGTAGATAGGCATTATCAAATATATTTTATTATTTTTATAAAAAATATCAAAAAATAGTAACTTTGTATTATTAATGGGAAAATACTGCGGTTTGTATGATTTTTGAATAACTGCATTTATATTTTTTATAGGTAACATTATTACTACTGATATTACTATTACTATTATTATTTAAAATGTTTTTAAACATATTTTAAAAAAAATGAATAATATTATAATTTTTATTACCTACCAACAAAATTTCCTATTATAGATACTGTATTTTGTGGTTCATGAAAAATATATTTTGAAGGAACATACACTCCTAATTTATCATGTATGTGCATATTTGATAATAAATCATCCGCAGGAATATTTATAGAGTCTTTGGTATAATGTAATATTTTTTCTGCACCATTTTTTGATACAATATAACCTGTGAGTCTATTAAAATATTCTTTATGAATAGTATTCCAAAATTCATTTATTTTATTATTAAATATAAATGGATTCCAATCAGATTTAGAAATATGACATACATCAAAGTCACTAGGTATATTAATTAAACAGTTATAAGCGTATTCTAAACTTTCAACAAACTCGGCATCGTCTTCAAAAATTAGATATTTATCTACATGCTCCTCTTTCATTAATGATTTGTATATATTGATATGTGACCATGCACACCCTAACTCCCCTCGTGTCATAAATTGTTTGTTAACTCTTATAGAACAATCATAATACTTTGATTCATTTTTATATTCTAACCTAAATAGATGTGGATGTTCCATTTTCACACCTTGTATATCTTCCCCGTTAACTCCATAAAATAAACTACACTGTAATCCTATTTGAGAAAGTTTATTTATTAAATCATACACTTTGTTCATTCGATGTGAATATTTTTCAAGTGTTAGTATAACCACTTTTATATCTGTAAATTTAGTAGTTTTTACATCGTATAGAATTGTATTTTGTATGGGCATCTTAAAATATCCGTTTTTCCTATCCTCTATGTCGAAAAAATTATAGTTAGGCATGTATATCTTTTCTAATGATTTTGAAAAATATGCAGCTGTCCAACATAATGTGCTCATTGAGCTTACTATTATTTTTGCTTGTTTCATAATATTATAATCGGTTAACATGTCATTTGATTCTACTACAGGAATAGGTATATTATTTTCTTTAAACAATTCTATTATCGTATTTAAATATTTTATATCTGCATCACTTGTTGGTGTTTCAATAACAATAGCTGTTTTGTTATAAAATATATCTTTTATATTATCAAGCAATCGCAATAAATATTCCGACTCTATAAAGTCTGGTCTACCATTAAAATCCCCCAGGCGTATATGTATAACATTTTCATATATTTTTGAAGAGTCTAGTATCATATCATCTATAATGTGTTTTGTTAAATATGTTTCATCATCTGTTCTAATTTGATGAACATTTTTATTTTGTTCTACAAACTCTAAAATATAACTCTTGTTTTGTAAATAAATGTGGTCATACTGGAAATAACCATGTAAAGATATATTTCTGTTACCTAATATTTTTGATATATCCGTATTAATATATTTAAAATAGTTGTCTTCATTTATTATTTTTGTATTTTTTATATATATTCCTTCATTTGTTTCTTCGTTTGTTTCTTCATTTGTTTCTTCGTTTGTTTCTTCGTTTGTATAAGGGGTCGTAACTAATTTTGAAAAGTCTGTGTCAAGTATATACTTAAAATTATTATTCCCTTTTTGTAACATTACATAGGCCATGTATCTAAAAATTGCATTCCCAAATCTTCCAGATTGGTTAAATATAATGTAGTTATTTTCCATATAATCTGGTATAGTAATAGATAAACAAAATATATTTAATTATATTTTGTTTATAATGTTTATAATATTTTAATATTTTAATGTTTTAATGCTTTATATGAATTGAAGTTGTTAATATTTTTTATAACCAACTTATAACTCCAATACACTCCCATTAAGCATATTACAAATATTATTATACACAGGCTGGCCTTTTGTTCCAAAATTTCATCTATAATTCCGTAAGAAAATACTAAAATTTTAATGATTCTATAATACGAATACCATATAAGCTGTATAAAATCTGTAGCATATATAAGTTTGTAGTTTTTGTGTTCTTTGTGTATATGATAAGAAATATATAACATCATATTTGACATTTCAAAAATATAATACCCATTAAGTATTGATAAAAAGTATGCATTATACAAAGAACTGTATAATATTGTAATCGTCATTATATGATGAATAAAATAAGGAATCTGCTGCCCCAGTTTATCTTTAAATTTTAAAACAGTTGTAAATAAATAAATTAAATCATATATATAAAATCCTATACTTACATGTGTTATATAAACCATATCATTGCTATAATTGTGATACAATATGAAAATAAGCCCGTGAATAAAATGTATAATATTTTTACTTACTTCTTCTTTCTTATATTTTAATAACTCTAAAAACAATAAGTGACACGACATTACTATTGGGATGATATATCCTATGTTGAACATTATAGGTTTTTGATATAATAGTGTGTTACTATGTTATGAAGCGTTAGCGCGTATATGGTTTGTGTATGTGGTACATAGATATGATTTTATGTGTTTATATTAGTTTTAAAAATAATAAAACGCAATTATATTAGATATTATTGTGTGAAAAATATATTAAATATTTTATATATAGTATAGTTATAAATATAACAATAATATAGTAATTACATTTAAATGTCATTTAAAGATTTTACAAAAAATGAAAATAAAAGCATTATATGGGGGCTTTTACAAGAAGGAGGTGTTTTTAATGATATTCCAAATACTTATTTTGATAATATAAAACGACTTTTTGAATCATCTATTTTATCTATGAAGTCAGAGTTTGATATTTTTTTCGATAAAAACGATGAAGGTGATGACGACTATGATAAAAAGGCATCGGAGATGATAGTTAATAGTAACAAGGCAGTTATTAAAAAGATGATAAACGAGCTGGGAAAATTTAAAAAACCTCTACAACAACTGTCACAACAACAGCAACTGTCACAACAACAGCAACCGTCACAACCCCGTTCACAACAAATTCATCCTTCTGCACAACCAACTGCAAACACATTACCAATTCCACCCAGGTATGGTATGACACCCGAGTCATCTAAAAGTATAGACTCGAGAGGTATTGGTAAAAAACCAAAAATAGAGGAAATATATAGAGCGGATGATTTACAGAATCATCGTATGTCTGAGTTAGAGGTTCGTTTAAAAGAAAAACAGGAAGAAATGGATAGTATGTTGAATAATAAAAAACCTACAAGCATAGATTTTTCTGATAATAAACTAAATGATAACAAACTAGCTAGTGATGAAATGGAGAAATTATTAGCACATGCTTTGTCATCGCGTCAGCGAGAGTTGGAACAATTAACAATGAATACAGATAAAGATGTTTCAAAAAATGCAGAGGAATGGATAACCGGGTCAAATGATCCAGTCGCTAATGCTCTAAATGCTTCTATCGCCATAAAACGTTCACATGATATAAAACGCCCAACCGAACAAAATTCTATTATAAGTAAAAAAAATGTATCATTTAACGAAGAAAATAATGAGGAAATTTTGTACGATAAGGACATGATAAATAGTACGAGTGAAGATACAATAACACCTAACAATATTCAAGACAATGATAAGTTGTCGTTCCTTTCTAAACTAAAAAGAACAAATGTTGGTAAATATGGAGAATCGGGAATCGATAGTATACCTTTAGATGATTTTATGACAGATTATGATGCTGATGGTGATGGCGATGGTTATAATGGTATGCAACTTTTTGTGAATGAAAAAACAAGAGATACAAGAGATACAATAGACTCGAGAGAATATGTTAAATTAGATGAAAAGATAAATAAAATACAAAACTACATTGAATCTATAAAACAAACTCAGGATAGAATTTTAGAATTGCTTGTACCAAAGTAGTATAATTTTTACTACCGTATATAATATGCTGTATAATATTTTATCCAATGTTGAATAAATATTATAAAAACGATTTTAGATTAATCTCACGCATCTGTAACATCTCATGTTTTATTCATCTTTAGATTTAGCAGAGGGAGCCAACGAAGCGACTGCTCCAGATGCCGATGATTTCTTTTTAACATCTGATGGCTCTTTCCCTACAGCAACTCCACCTTCGGGCTTTTTGGGTTTAACTGATGGCGCTGCAGTAGCTGATGCAACACTTGCTGATGATTCAGCCATAGCTGCGCTCATTTTAACAAATGTACTTTTACCATCTTTTTCTACTACTTTACCAACTACCAAAGGTTCACCTCCCATATCTTTCGCAGCAAGGTAACTATTATAATCATACACAATGCTTGTTTTCATATCATATGCATAATCAGATTTAACACCATTAAATGTCAATGACATCTTTCTTAATTTTAGTTCTGTTTCTTTTGTATTTTGCGCCATAGATGCATCAGATTCTTCATTGTCTATAGAGGGAGCATAAGAAAACTTGTTGGAATTCACAACACCAAAGGTGAAACATTTTAGTTTCTCTTTTGATGCGACATTTCTATGAATTGAGCAGTCGATAGATGCTTCTTTAACCGCCATAAGTAGCTGACGATTAATTTCCTCTTTTATAGTAGATATTTCAAACAATGACTGGTCAGTTGTCAATGGTTTTTTTGCATCACGTTTACTAACATCATTCAACCTAAGCTCAAGAGATGAATCCTCGCTTAACTGTTTCGGTGTAAAACTCATTACGTACAACATCACATGCACTGTTCGTAGTTTTTCATCTTTCAAGTCATTATGACTACATATGCGTCTAGCCCTCCCAATTACCTGCTCTATTCGTACGGGATGCCAGTAAGGCTCCATAATATGAACATAACGAACATTTCGTAAACTAATACCCTCTGCACCTGATGCAGTAATCATAAGAACTTTTATAATTTGTCCCATAAAGTTGTTTGCCGATTTGGGTGTTAGTTGTTCTCTGATTGAAACAGGAATATAGTCCCATGTACTATTAAAAACATTTCTTATTATCTCACGCTCCTCATCGCTCTCTGTTCCTGTATATAAAGCAAACATGGGCTTACCTTGGTCTTCGTCGCTTATATCGCAAACCCAGTTTCCAGAATCATTTTTACGAATTTTAAAACGCGCAAAACCATTTGCTTCGAGAACTAGTGAAAAAATTCCGATACCTTCTAACGTACGGAACTGACTATATACCAAATTCAATCCTTGGTGGTGAGAGTCTTGTATATTTTCCAACATTGCTAAAAACTTAGGACTATATGTTTGCAACTCTCCTTGTGGTGGTTTTGTGAGAAACTTCATCATACCACTTTTAAGTTGTAATAAAGAAGCGGCAATTCTTTTATCATATGTGGTATCAACTTTTCCTGATATTTCCTCTGCTAACTCTTCTACTTCATCCATTGTATGTTCGCCGTTAGGATTTTCTAACCTTTCTGATGCCTTTATTGCATCAACATCTTCTTCATTTGCACCTTCACGAACTGCTCCTTCAATATCCTCATCTTCTTTCGGAAGAGGTCTTTTTATTTCTGTTGGAAATACAAAGTTACAAAATAGTCGTGAAAAAATACGGTATGTAGATACAGCATCTTCATATATGTCGTCGCCTTTCCCCTCCCCACCTGCTCCCGAAGTTTTTGCACCCGGCCTTTTCCTAGATTTTGATTTCTTTTCTAGATTACGTTCGGCACTGCGTGCCTTTTCATATGCTAAAAATTGGTGGTCACTCATAGGCACTTCTATTACACGAAAGTCCATATCTTTGTCGTACTTAGGCATCAACTGTTCTTGTGCACTACGAAAATATGATGTAAGTCCCAATATTCGGCGCTGAAACATATTTATATTTTTTACCTGTCCTGTTTCAGAATTAATAAAATAAGAGCGAAAAGCATCTAATGAATCAGGCAATGCCTTAAAAGTTTCTACTGTTATACTTCCAGGAGCCACGTTAATATTACGTGCCTTTAGTGTACCTAGAACCAGTTTCTCAAATTCAGTATCTGATAAATTAGGCGTTTCGCCCTCTGGTGATACTCGCAACACCCCATTATATTGTCCCTTATCGTCTACATTGAAAAATCCGAAAGGATTTCGTGTAACGGTTAATACGTGGGAAGTATCATTGTAGTCCATATAGTCGAGTGTATTTAATCCTTCGAACATTTTCATAAGTACTTTCTTATCGACTTTTGACTGTGATGCTATCTGGAGAGGGAATTTCCATGTTTTAATATAACCACGCAGTATATTGAAAATAATAGCCATCTCGTTGGGGTAGTTAATAACGGGTGTTCCTGTTAGAAGAATTATCTTGACATTATCGGCCGTCATTAACATATCATATAATCTCATTGAAAGTGATGTTGGACGCTTTAGTTTATTTACGATGCGACTAATAAAGTTATGAGCCTCATCTATGATGATTACGTGATTTGAAAAAGGATTCTGTGTAAAATCGGTGGACAATGTTTTTAAATTACTCATTCGCATACCGTTATAGTTAATAAATGTATACTTTGCATCTATCATTTGCTCTATTTGACGGTCAAGGCTCTCTTTCTCATCAGAAGATAATGAAACATAGTTTGATGGCTTTTTAACATTTACTAGCCATGCACCACGCATTTTAACAATGAATGTATCTTTTAACTGTAAAATAGCAGCCAGCGTTTGTACCATAGGGTCGGTTTTGTTTAAAATGGGTACAAACTCCCAAAATTGATTTTTCTTATAAATTTCATCGCCGCATTTTTTCATTTCTTCAATATAGTTTCTGCGTAATGAAGCAGGTGTCATTACAATAACATTTTTATATGTTTTTAACCCTTCCGCAATTGCAATAGAAGAGCATGTTTTACCACTTCCCAACCCATGGTACAATAATAATCCGCGATATGGTGTATATATATTCAAATAATCGCGAACTATTTTTTGGTGTGTTAAAAGAGAAAATTCAGCATTTGCAGCAGGGTCGCATGAAATTTGCTCCTTTTTGCTAGAAAGTTCGTCGTGGTATGTCAAAAAAAGTTCGTTAATAAAGTTAATAAATTTTTGACGGTTATTCATATAGTAATGAGAAGCGGATACACTAGGCAAAGGGCGTCTTGGTAAACGGTTTCCAACTAATTCGCCCTTTATTTCCATTTTTTCTATTTCTTCAGATACTAATCCCCATATAGGTTTTTCGGTTAAGCGTTTTGATGAAGCTACTGCACCTACGCCTAATTTTGATGGATCGGTTGATGCAGCTACAGCTCCCATAGTAAGAGAAACATCTTCAACGAGGAATATACGAGATGGTAATTTTCGTATAATAATAATTTGTCTTGTAAGCAAAGAAGTATCTGCTTCAACGGCTGCAGAGTCAGGGATAAAGGAATGTTTAGGAGATAGTTTACTTCGTTCACCCCGCTCACCTTGTTTTTTAGTATAGTCACTAGCTTTTGGTATATAAACCTGTAAATCGGTACGAAGTCTGTCAAATATACCATCCCGACTTACAAGATCTTTGCTACGACCGTCTATAACACTAACGCCCGGAATAACTTCGCCTACATCTACTCCTACACCTACTCCTTCGCCTTCACCTAGACCTACACCTACACCTGTTTTTCCCTCAACGTGTTTAGGGAATGTAACTTTTATTTTTTTTTCCGCTTGTGGTTTGGGTTTTTGTGGTTTTACATTTTCATCTGGTTTAGACTGTGAAGTAGGAGTAGGTTTCTTTTCTAATCTTTCTAAAATAAATGCTGGCGCTAGTGTTGTTTGAAGTTGGTGTATCATCATTTGTTGCACATAGTCTACACCTGGTTTTCCACTAGGAAGAATTTGAGGTCCTACATCAGGTGCTTGTAAAACTTGTAATAAATTTTCTCTTGCTTTATCGGATAGTTCATCTTTTTCTAACTTTGCCTTTTGAGAAGCAGCGGCAGCTGCAGATTCAGAAACATTTACTGGTTCATCATCTTCGCCTTCGCCTTCACCTTGCATATATGGGTCGTTAACAACTGCTTGAGATGGTGATGCTGGTGATGCTGGTGCTGATGAAGCTACTAGATCTAAACGTTCAGCATAAGAACTAGCTTTACTCTTTAACCTTTTTAACAAGTCTCCTATTTCTTTTGTTTCTTGTGGATCATCGGCTGACTCAGATAATCTTTTTTTTAAATCTTGTATCTGTGACTTTAGTTTTTCGTATTCTTGGTCCGCCATTATATTATATTTATACAAATATTTATTATATACAACAATAATAAAAATATAAAAATGACTTTATTATTGTTAACATTGTAATCAATTAAAAGTTAAATATTGGATATTGGATATTGGATATTAGATATTTTGAAGGGCAAATTCGCAAGCCATTTGTTCTGCCTTTTTTTTAATCTTGTGTGTTCCGGAAGCGAAATGAACTAAAACATGCCCTTTCTCTTCATAAATTTCGCGTATTTTTGTAAATGATTTTAGTTCACTATAATTGACCGCCTTTCTATAATCAACTTGATATATTTCTTTCCCAAGACATAAATAAACACCCATAGTATATCCTATATCAATATCGTGTTGTATTTCTAAATAATCAGGAGTAGTTTTAAATTCCTTCTGTATTTTTACTTGTAAAATATTTTTATAATTGTCATCATTTTTAATAAGAGATATCCAGTCAATATGTCTTTCAAATACCGCTTCTATGAATTTTTGAGCCATTTGAAACCCGGGTCCCGTAACAAATACATTTTCAAACCATTTGCCTTCATCATGTACTGTAATTTTATTAAAATCGAGAAATAATGCACCTATAAATGCTTCAAACAGGCACCCCAATTTTTTAAGATTTGTGCGTGTATGTTTTTCCTCAGCATGTTTGGAAATAATAAACCATTTATGTAATCCCATATCGTAAGCCAATTTTCCGATTGACTCATTTTTTACGATTGCTATTTTTTTTTCTGTCATGAAGCCTTCATTCTCTTTAGGAAACCTGCGATATAGGTAATATTTTGTAACACATTCTAGTACTCCGTCGCCGATAAACTCGAGGCGTTCATTTGATTTTGTTCTGAGAGGCATACAGTTTGCAGGTTGAGGCATAATTTTAATATTTTCTCTAGCATTTTCTAGTTGTGGCCTTTTTGTATATGAAGCATGAATAAATGCTCGACGGTAGAGTTCAAAATTATTTAACTGTGTTGGAATACCATATGACGAAAGAATAGATTGAACTTCGCTCAATGTAATCTCTCTATTTTCCTGATTATATGGGTTAAATATGTATCCATCATCGCACTGAATAATATCCAAATCATTTAGTATATTTTTTCCTTGTCCCACTGTATTTAGTTTAGGAGAAGGAACCGGCGAATTTGACTCGCTTGCTTTTTTCGAGGTTGTTGACGTTGACGTTGACGTTGACATCGACATTAATATTTAGAAGTTATGATTCTTTGTGTTTGTTTATGAAACCTTACTATTAATTATAATTTTATCTTTAAATGATTTCAATTTATTTTACTTTATAAACAAAACAAAACAAAACAAAACAAAACAAAACAAAACAAAACAAAACAAAACAAAACAAATAATTATTAAAATGTATATTTTGTATAATTTTTATATTTAGCATATATATAAAACATAAAAAATGGTTTTAAGTGGTCCTAAAAGGGTTTCGGCAATAAGTTCTCTCACTAACAAGGGTTGCATCTTTGGAAGCATGGCTGGAATGCCCCCCACTATTGGCGTTCCTTCTAGTCTTGTAGGTGTTTATCAGAGGGAGACCTCTTATTGTAACTTTTGTATTCCTCCTGGTTGCAAAGACGGTTTTGCTTATTTGAAGGCCAAGGGTCTGATTACTTACAACAAGGGTGCTGGTGGTGTTGGAAGAATGCAGTACTCTCCTGGTATCAAAAATCTGTTTGGTAATGGTTACCAGAGAAATATTTAAATTTCGGAATTATTTGTTTAATCTAATTTTTCATATTATATAATCTTTTAAATTTAATATTATAAGATTATATAGAATCAGAAAAAATGCCTGAAAGAAACGGACAAAGAAGTAGAAATGGACGCTCGGCTACAGCTCGCCGCGTATTGTTTAGCGCTACTGGTTCAACCGACGGTATGTACACCAATACCAATAATGGAGGTGGAATGAAGAAAGGTGGAGCACAGCCTAGTGGAACCGGTTTTATGATTTCTTTTGCTCAAAGGTCACAAATTGCTGTTCCTGCTTTAAATGCTAACTATTTGTTTAAATTTAGACAATACTATAACCCTCCTCGTCATGCTGGTCCCATGATGTAATTTGTATATTTTATACCGTAATCGAGTTACTAATAACTATATGTAGTATATAGGTCACACCATATACCATGTCGTAACATATAGTTATTATATATAAACAATATAATTAAAGAATATAATTAAAGAATATAATTAAAGAATATAAATAAACAATATAAAAAATAAGCGAGATATTATATATACGCAAGAAAGTAATATAGCAGTATGTCTTGTCCAGGCATAGTAATAAAAGTAGACAACCGTGAGACTGACTTGATACCATTAGTTGAAAGAAGAATAGAAACATATTTATCAGAGCCATCATCCCCTCCTCCACCTCCTCCTGTAAATTCTTCAAAGAAAAGTAAGAATGGGTGTTTAGTTCCGCTCCATATGTTTCAGGACGTTGAGGTCAGTAATGATATATTATCTGGAGATATAACAGATGCGAGAGAAAATAGGAAATTCCATAAAATTAAAATAGAGCAACTTCATATCGGTGATATTGTTTTCGAGGATGATTACGGAAAACCTGTTCTCATTTTTGAAAGAAAGACGCTAAATGATTTGGCTGCAAGTATTAAAGATGGTAGATATAGTGAACAATCATTTCGTTTAGATAAAGAACCGGTACATAATCATAATGTCATATATATTATTGAAGGAGATATCGAAAGGTATAATGAAAAACGAACACACATTTCGAAAAAAACCCTTATGAGTAGTATGTTTTCACTTTTATATTATAAGGGATTTTCGGTGCTGAGAACGAATACAATTTGTGAAACAGCGGACACTATTGTTTATTTTGCTGACAAGTATGATAAAACACGTATCAATGAGAAAAATCGAAAACCATATTATGAACTTACGGCGCCTGGCGGTGATGTTGGTAGCCAACTAACACATGCGGTTGTACAAGATACAACAGAAACCGAAGAAAGTGAAAAGTACTGTGGCGTGCTTAAAGGTCATAAAGAAAAGAATGAATATATAACTCCGGAAAATATAAATATAATTATGTTATCATGTATACCAGGTATAAATTCTAAAACGGCTACACAGATTATGAGTGAATATAAGACAATACAAAATCTCTTATATCAACTTGAAATAGACCCGGCGTGTTTGAATACATTTATGATAAAGACGGAGTTAGGTAATACGCGTAAAATTAATAAAAACTGTGTGGATAATATTAAAAAGTTTTTATGCACGAATAAATAGATGTCGGTATTATTGTTGTTATTGTTGTTATTGTTGTTATGGTTTGATTGCTACTTCATTTTCGGCATAGTAACCTCCATCTACGAGTGTTTGTGTGAAATCGGCACCTCCCCAATTTGGGTCCATGGGATTTGGACTAAGACCGGTTGATTCGGTAATATAATCGAGCATCATATCTGGAGTAAATTCGCCTTGGTCGACGTTAGAGTTATCATAACCTGGATAAGAGTTTACATTATATGGTGGGTCATTACGAGACGCATCTAGTAACTTTGTTATTTGTTTTCGTGGAGGAGGCGAATAAGGGAAAGCGGACGCAGGCACACCGCTTAATCCACCTTGTAGATTTGTAGGACCGGGACGAATTTTATAAGATTCCGTGCCGTCGGCTTCATTTGAGTGTTGTAAATATAGTACAGGACATATAGTTCCAGAAGCGCGTTGGAATTCGACGAATTCTACATATTCTTCTAAATTGTTAAATATAACAGGATTTACACCAGGGACCTCTTTTTTTTTCGAGTTATACAAATAAAGCAGCGCACCTTTTTGTATTAAAACATTCGGACAGTTAGTATTGAGTGCAGGCATTGTCAATGCTTCTTTAAAGTCCGCCGATGTATAATTTAATACAAAATATGTAACCATTATAAATAAAAGAATGATTAATACATTTTTTAACATCATTTATATATTATTTTATTATAAAAAAATATTATAATATATGTTACGAAATAATAAATAATATTGATTAATTATATAATATACATAAATGTTTGAAAGTGGCGATGAACCTAAAATACTAACTGAAAGTGAAGTTATGGAATTAAAAAAAAAGCATGGTATTGTATTATTTTATATGAACGGATGTGGACACTGCGAGACTATGAAACCCGCTTGGAATAAAGTAATAAGCGAACTTAAAGATAAACACAAGAATGAAATTATTTTAGGAGCAGTTGAAAGTAGTAATATGGATATGTTTAAGAAACATGGAATAAGTCCCTCTGTTTCTGGATTCCCTACAATATTATACTTTCATCCAAATAAACTTACCAACCCCGAATCTTATAACGGAGACAGGAGTTACGAAGATTTAAAAAAATGGATATTAAGTAAAAAAGGCAAAGGTAAAGGTAGCAAGCCTCTTGTTATATTAGCAAATTATAACCCAAATAATAAGCATAGTATGGGTAAAGGTATGGGTAAAGGTATGGGTATGGACCTGGGTAAAAAAAGAGGGCTCGCTTTTTCACAGTCTGGTGGTGGTAGTAGAACTAGACGACGCAGAAATACGAGGAGGAAGTCGCATACACGTCGCAAGACTTCTATGCGTAAAAATATGAGAAGGCATCATCGACGCTAATATCGCGTATATCGCGTATATTTTAGTATTAATTATTAATTATTAATTATTTTCAAATGAAAATTGAAATAATTAATTCACTATAACTAATACATAAGCAAAAATAGAACCAAGTATTCGTACGATGACAAGTGTTGCAAGCAATGGAAGCAATGGAAGCAATGGAAGCAATGGAAGCGAAGACGCTCGTAGTCTTTTAGACAAGGTATTGGAGACACAACAACAGATTGCTGACAGTTTTGTTGTTAAAGAGCCCGATGTTCAGTATTATGGTTGGTTTTCTGAAGTAATACAATCAAGGCGATTATATAGACCATCGGAACATACACTACGACGCAATACTTTAAACTCTGTATCGATAACAAGTCCTCCTTATACGTACTGGTTACAAGGCAACAAGAAAGTTCTGGTTACAGATGTTACACTAACTACAGAGTCAATGCAAAGACACAAAGAAAGCAATGCCGTGTTTTTAGGCAAGCTCGACAAATTTTGTTGCAGGTCTTATACCAAACTGTAACAATTTTACTATACGGTATGGTTTGATGATTTGATGGCTGGATAGTGAGGTGTTACTATATTTTTTATTTCATTAGTATTTTGGGGGGTACAAAAAATTGAAACGAAAAAAGGCTATAAATGTATGAGTATGAAAAACAAAACAATATATAATGGCTTCTTCGACCGTCAACGCGACTGCGACTGCGACCGTGACATGTGATCTTTCTTCCCCTGAAATGAAGAAGGTTGAGCGAACGCCGAAAAAAATTAAAATCGATTTATCTAGAATATCGTGTCTTTTGAATAGAACGAGCGATGTTATAGAAACTATAAATATAAATAATATATTGGAAAATGAAACCAAGGATGAGTACATGAACAACTATATCAAAATCAATGATGTCATCAAAGCTGAGGTCGAGGCTGAAGCTGAGGCTGAGGCTGAGGCTGAAGGAAACGGTGAAAAGAGTGGTTACTACTACAGGAACAGGGAGAGAAAACTTGAATACCAGAAGAAATACAACAAGGAGCAAGGAGACAAGATAAAAAATTACAACAAGGATTACTACCAAAAAAGGAGAGAAGAAATTCTTGAAAAAGCGAAGATGAAGATTACTTGTGACTGTGGTTGTGAAGTTCAACTGTTTAACATGAACAGTCACAAAAAAACGAAGAAACATTCTAAAGCGCTTCAACGTCTTCTTGAAGCAAAAGATTAGAAATTAGAAATTAGAATTTATAAATTGTGAATACTTCACAAGTTATAAAATTATAAAATTATACTCATTTATTTATTTTTTTAGTGTTTTATTGTTATTGTTATTTGTTTTGTTATTTTTTTTGAATGATTTTTTATGTTTACTGTATACTTTAAGTTTCATTACAGGTTCATCTTTATCAAAAAAATCTTTTATATGTTCTAACATTTTTTTACTAACAATTATGTCTATATCGTGTTCATGATTATCTTTTTCCTTTACGTTATATTTCAAATTAAACATGGTAAATTCTCTGAATTCGTCTTTATTTTTTATGTCACTAGAAAGAGGTGAATTTAAGAATCTATTTAACATTACATTAGCAGGTAAAAGGTGTTTATATTCTTTAACATGAATATAGTAAACATTCTCATTACTCATTTTTGGGTGAAAAATATCATCTACAAAACAAATCTCAATATCTGAAGGTAATTTAGTACACCTAAAAAAATCATCTAAACATTTTTCGTGCGTTGTTCTGTTTATTTCAACAACTTTTCCGTTTATTTTAAAAGCAGCTATGATTTGTTCAAATATTACTGATTTTAACTTATGTTCAAAATAACCCTTAATGTGTTCGGCCCATTTTCGTTCTCCTGTGTTATTTGTATAAATCATAACAGCTTGACATTTATTTTCTTTCTTTTTCTGTAGTAAATATTTTAAAATATTCATAATATTGGGTCTGATAAATTCCGGGTACAAGTCCATTAGTTCGTTAAAAATACTATATGCCTTATTTGGATTTTTATAATAATCATCCAGTAAGTTACAAAAGCTCCCTAACTCTCCAAAATGTCCTAATGTTTCATCTAAATCAAACACAACAACTTTTTTATTTATGTTTTTTATTAATTTAGGCATTTAAAATGAATATAAATTAGTATAAAATATAAATATATATTTTTATATATAAAAATAATTATTATCTACTTTTAATATAACTTTAATACAACTATATACTCATGGGTATTTTAACTAAAAGTGACTATGAAAAAATATTAAATTATTATAATATACCTTTTTCTTCCTCGGAATCTTCGAAACAAATTAAAAATAAAGCGGAAGAAATACTTGCAGAAAAATTATGTAAGTGTATTAAAAAAGTTAAAGAAGGTTCAGATAATACAGGAGATGGTGCTGGTGCAGATGCAGATGCAGATGAATCACGTGCAATTGGTATTTGTACTGATACCGTGTTTCGTCGTAAAGGTATTAAGCATAGCGCTTTTACGTGTAAAAAAAAACCTAGACTTTTAAGATTCCATGCAAAAAAATATTCCCTTGTAAAAAGAAGTAAATATTTATCAAAAAAACAAAAACTTAGAAGAATCTCTTTAACTATGAAAAAATAAGTATTATAATAATAATATCAATAATAATAAACTTTTTAATTAATTTGTTAGAAACATAAAAAGTACCAACAAATTAATTGGGGAAATATAATTATTTAAGCCAAAGGTTTAGATTGACGAGGTGTCTTCTTTGAAACTGCACGAGGAGTTGCGGGAACATCACCAACACTATCTACTTCCTGTTTCACTGGTGTTGATGTGGATACAGGTGTGGGAGAAGGAGCAACCTGTTGTGACTGCGAAGAAGAATTCCTATCCAAACGAGAAGGGCGCTCAGAATGCTCCTCGCTTCGACCATGTCCATGCGCACTTCCACTTCCGCGTGAGTTATAATTCTCATTACGATCACGACGAACAAGCATCCACTCACTTCCACCTCGACCACCCCTTTCAACGCGTCCACCACCACGAGTATCAGATACTGCGCGTCCACCACGACCTCCGACATACCCTTGACCGCGTCCACGCACTTGAGGCCTTCCCCTCTCGCTCTTCTCCGTTCCAGCTCCACCATCCTGAGATGCACGATGCTCATGACGAGTCTCGCAAAACAACTTGCCTCCCTTCACGCCGCGAACATCGCCCGCCTGAAACTTGTGGTCTCCTGTTTCAGTAGTTACTACCGAAAACTCCACATACTCTCCCTCTACCAAATAACGGTATTGCTCCTGACTTACAGTAACCGCTGAGTGGTGAACAAAGACCTCACTAGCATCTTTGTATTGGTCGTTTCCTCCCACGACTGAAATAAACCCAAAACCTGTCTTGTTATTAAACCACTTCACGCGCCCAGTAAGACGAACAGGGGCTGATGTACCAGAAGAACTCGCAGAACTCATTGTAATTTGTCGATATAATAATATGTAACATGGCTTTAAGTATTTTTGAAAATTTATTAATTAAAATATAAAAATCACTTTTAATATTACTATATTACTATATTACTCGTAACAGGGTTTTACATTGCCTTATCATATATGAGTAATCGGGCTTATCTTCAAACTCCAAACTATAAGCATAATCCAATAACTTCTGAAATAAGTAAGGAAGCCCTTCGCACAACTTATCTGATGTAGTATTTACCTTTTTATGATACACCAATTCTTCCTTTGTTCGCGTGTCACCTTTATTAGGATACAAACCCATCCATGGTAACTTCCCTTTTAGTAAGTATATTGAAACATATATTATTGAAATTATGTCGTCTCGTCTAGAATAAACGTCGCCGTCGTGAATGTGTGTACTAATGTATCTTATGGTTCCAACAATCGACCTATCATATGTATTTATAACATGACTATCTCCTTTCATATAAAACCGGGAAAGTCCAAAGTCTATTATATGTAACATTTTTTCACTCGTTTCTTGCTGTTTTTGTTCCGTATTCGGCAAACTTATCATAAAGTTTTCAGGTTTAATGTCACGATGAACTATGCCTGCATCATGAACTCTATTTATAATCTGCAACATTGATATCAGATAAAGAGTAACCTCTTTTGTATATGGTGGAATCTTCTTTTCGTTATTGAATTTGTCTCCTCCCTTCACGTCTGTTGTATCAGGATTTTTATTATCAGTCAACAAGCCCTCGCATTCAGTCTTATCCGGTTCACTAGAACTATTCGTTCCCTTTTCGGGGATGGGGATATCCTGCTCCAGATTTATTTGTTCTTGTGATTCTGTACTTATTTTGTCTTGATTCGAAATTTCCGAGAGTTTATCTCGCTGTTCTCCTTTCTTTAGTTTTTCTATTTCTTCACATAGGGTATGCGAAAATAAATCCATCACAATTATGTTCTTATTTGACTCTGTTCCGAAATAACGTAACTTTACAATACCCGGTGTTCCCGCTAAATGATTCAGTATTTTTGATTCCCATAAAAGAGTAGGTAACTTTGCAGTAGTCGCCTCAAATTTAATCGCTACTCCGTCACCCGATATAATATTTCTTCCTCTGTATACCGACCCGAAACTTCCGGACCCTATCTTCTTTTCAAATATATACTTCGAATTTATAACTGTTCGGCTACGATATTTTTCGGGAATATTCGACACATCACTAGTATCACTAGTATCAATAGTAGGTTCTACACTTGTAATGGGAATATCTTCGGACATTGTTTAAAGATGTTGTGGTTACTTTGATGTGATTATGAGACAATGAGACAATATTGTTATATATTATATTGTCTCATATTTGTAAATCAATTTTGTTAATATTTGTTATTTGTTATTTGTTTTTTAATTGTTCTTTCAATATAGTCGTTGAGATATTTGGTGTACGCTCCATATATAGTACATCACACGATACCCAGTCGAACTTACCTACCCAGTCATCCCCCATCATTAATATTTCGGCGCCTTTTTGTAATACATAGTCGTTCTTATATTCAAGGCTCTCTTCTTTGAATATTTCGTCCCCTAATTTCGCCTTCTCGATAACCTCTTTGCGTTTTTCGTAGTTGTCTACACTATTTTTCCCTTTTTTCATATTTAATTCATCGCTAGATAACCCAATACAAAGATGTTCGCAAAACTGCATACAACGTTTTAATATATTATCGTGACCAAAATGAAATAAATCAAATGTGCCGAACGTAATACCCCTTTTGTACTTATGTATTAGAAGTTTACTTTTACTATCGCGGTCGTCGTGTGTATTTGAAAACTTTATATAAAATAATTTAGGAAAGTATTTATATTTATTTTGCATCGATGATGATACCGATGATTTCATATTTACATAGTATTCATATGTTTCAATATTTCTACAGAATATATTAGTCGTGTAGTTAACTGTGTCATCATAATTTTCATCTATTTTTTCGGATATATACAATTCCGTTATTAAATTCGGGTAAAAAAATCGTATATCTTTAAAAAATATTATTATACCATACTCAACAATAAAAGGTGTGTTTGTTGGTATGTTGACTATTATCTTACTTACATTATTTTGAGATATATAATAAAGTAACATGAAAGCGACTATATTATTTGTAGAAAAGTTAATATGTGGAAATTCGTTTGTTAAAATTACTTCAAAGTTTTTATAAAAATTCGAGTTTATATTATTATCAATTAAAAAAGAAAGTATTTCACTAGATGTTGATATAGTATTATGAAACAAGTAAAAATCATTTACTGATTTATGATTTATTATACTATATATTTTTTGTATTTGTTCTGGATTTTCAGAAGCAAACCATGATAAAGAGTTATCCATTATATATATGTATATATATATGTATATATATTATAGTATGTATATAATATAGTATTTAGATTTGTACTTCATTTATACCAATTTATAAATTGATATAAAAGAATTAAAATATATGTTATAAGTATGATAAATGGTCTTTAAAAAGGAACATTCTTTGTTTTTGAATACGTTATTTTGTATTGGATTATTTAACGCATGTACACAAACACAGGTGTATGCAATTCCTGTTAACTTGGTACCCTCAACTGGTGAAGGTATAAAGTATCCAATACATATTGCTTGTGAGTGTGACTATTCTTTATATGTAGACGGTAAGTATATTGACCAAGCAAATAAAGAAGTAAATATAATAGAGAGTGTTGAATATGGTCATCCTGGGTGGAATGCTACAAAGAAGTTTTATCCTATTATATATGATAAAAGTCCAAAAATAATTGCTTTTACTGGTGTAGGTAGTCAATTTCCTGGATTTTTGAATGGATTTATTATGGATATGAATAATGGTGAAGATTATACAAAATATCAAGAGTGGAAGTGTACAGATTTTTCGAGTAAAGTAACAAAAGTCCCTCCTAGTAACTGGATTACATATGACTACGATGATAGTGACTGGTCAATGTCCTCATCTTATGGTAAGAATTATCAAAATAACAGTTTCCAGCTTTTTGAGAAGGAACGTGAAGGAATAAATCTTGAGGCAGAGTGGTTGTGGACAAGTAATAATGCAGTTAGTAATATTTACTGTAGGAAAAAAAATGAAAATGTTAAACCGATTCCTGTGGTTTTGACTACAGTTCCGGTGCAAACATCGGCACCGACTCATATGTCGACAACGATACACCCAACTGTCGCGCAAACATCGGCACCACATCCTGTGCAAACTCATGCACCTACTCATGTGTCGAAAACAATACACACAACTGTCGCACAAACATCGGCGCCTACTACTGTGTCGAAAACAATACACACAACTGTCGCGCAAACATCGGCACCACATCCTGTGCAAACATCGGCACCACATCCTGTGCAAACATCGGCACCACATCCCGTGCAAACATCGGCACCACATCCTGTGCAAACATCGGCACCACATCCTGTGCAAACATCGGCACCACATCCTGTGCAAACATCAGCACCACATCCTGTGCAAACATCAGCACCACATCCTGTGCAAACATCAGCACCACATCCTGTGCAAACATCGGCGCCTACTACTGTGTCGAAAACAATACACACAACTGTCGCGCAAACATCGGCACCTACTCGTGTGTCGAAAACGATACACCCAACTATCGTGCAAACATCGGCACCACATCCTGTGCAAACATCGGCACCTACTCGTGTGTCGAAAACGATACACCCAACTATCGTGCAAACATCGGCACCAACTCATGTGTTGGTGCCTGTGTCGAAAACGGCACACCCCACAAACTACAATGTCGTTTATTCCCCTCATATCAAAATAATTATACAAAATGTTATATACTCCAGAAACCGTTCATATAATCATATTGATAACTTATTGCGAAGATTAAAAATCTATCACGACGATGATAATATATATCAACAAATACTTCATACACGACATCACATACAACACCACTATAATACCATATTACACGTTCTTCGAATACTAATAGACTCATTACACAATCACGAGGGTGATTACAATGACGATAAACACGACAATCGTTTCACAAAACCTACACCACAATTTATTCAGTCTATGCACAAACTAGATACCTATATCCAGAAAATAGAAGAAAGTTTACAATTCATTAAAGGAAATCATAAATATATACTTCTTCACATATTAAATAAACTGAAGTTACAATATCGACAAGATACTGAAAAATTATTTACGCTTATTAAATATACATAATAACGTACAGTATATAAAAGTTTTAAAATAATATTATTTATTAATATTTACTAATATTTACTAATATTTACTAATATTATATTTATGGAAAATACTACTCCCGTTTATATAAATAATCTTATTATTGTAGTAGCTGTATATAAATAATGATAACAAAAATTATAAAGAATTAATAAAATATTTTTATCACAAGACGTTATAAAATTTTAATTTGGATTACATTTATTTATTATAATATATTATAAAGTATTATAATATATTATAAAGTATTATAATATAGTATGAGTTTAGTTAGTTTAATTGATAATACTTCAACAGATAAAAATACTTTACATTCTTATTTAGAATTATATGAAACATTATTATCACCAAAAAAGGAGAGAGCAAAAAATATCTTAGAAATAGGAATAGGTGATTTTAAAGAAAAAAATGGAGGTAGTATAAAACTATGGAAAGATTATTTCCAAAATGCAAAAATTTACGCATTAGATATTCTCCCCAAACATCGTGTACTTGATGAACTCATAAATGATAAAAGAGTTGTTTTATTTACTAGCACTAACGCATATGATGAGAAATTTTTCAATGAAAATTTTTTGAATAAAAATTTAAAATTTGATTTATTGGTAGATGATGGTCCCCATACATTAGAAAGTATGAAAACATTTATAAGATTATACTCAAAAGTTATGACCGATGATGGTATATTAATTATAGAGGACGTTCAATCTATCAATTGGTGGCCTATCTTGTATAGAGAAGTTCCACAACATTTGAAAAAATTCGTAAAACCTTATGACTTAAGAAAAAATAAAAATCGTTATGATGACATGGTGTTTACTATCGACAAGTCATCCTCGTCTACTTAATTTTTTAGTATTATTTAAAAATAAAATATTATATTATATCACACTAATAATATAATATAAATACAAAATACATATATACACTATATAATTCATATGCCTACCATTACATCCAACTATAAAAAAACAACACCACTAGAAGAAAGAAAAGTAAAGTCATCCAAAATGACAGCCCTTTACCCTGACCGTATACCCGTAATCGTTGAAATGTCACCCTCTTCCGCAAGTTATAACTCTTATGTCGCAGCCGCACATAAAGTTAAATATCTTGTACCCTACGACATAACTATGGGGCAGTTTATAACGATTTTACGCAGTAAAGTTAAAATTCAATCCACTACTGCACTATTTTTTTTTATTAATAATAAAGTTTTCCCTATAACAACACCTATCGGTAACATTTATAAAGAACAAGCAGACGAAGATGGGTTCCTATATATAGAATTCTGTGAAGAATCCACCTTCGGTTAAATAACTCTTATTATATTTAGCACAACTATATAAATATATTTGTATACTATTATATACAAATAAATTCACATTTACATCGCGTTTATTACTAGAAGTAGTACAAATAGTATATATAGTATAGACAATATAACAACATGCAAAAAAATAACAGTATACCTCAACAAATTATATCATTTTTTAAAAATAAATTAGATATTTTTAAAAATAAACTACTATCAAAACCCACTGTACCTAATATACCTACACAAACATGCATACACAAAACTACATCAACGCCATCTAATTATATTTCCTCATTTAATATTAATCACCATAGTAATATAGAAGTTATTGAAACAAAAATAAAATCAGATATTATAACAATTACTACAACTATGACAACCACCGTTACTACTATACACAATACTCAGTCTAAAGAAGTAGAACAACAACCAGATCAACAACAATTTCAACCCACCGTTACACAGTATATTGATTTTTCTAAATATAAACATAATATCATTTCATCGCTTATTGATAATATTATCGATGATATCGAGTTACAAGACTATATCTCTAATAAACAAAAAAATGAAATATATCTACAGGGTTGCGTCGACTTCTACGATGAACAACATGATTATTCAAATCTACGCGATACTTTAGGTAGTAACATTTTTAATGAATTTGAAGAAATTATTAATAATATTTTAACACCAGAACCCAACTATCTTATTAATCTTTATCAACTAAAAATATATCAAGATGACTTAATAAATACACATACACGATATGGAGTTTTTCAAACAAACAATTTTATTATTAAAATTGATGACCAGTCAGATATTTTCGCATCAGAATTAGAATTCACGTATCGCATTGGAAAGGGTATCGTTTATCCCTATAATATTGTTCTACCTTACTATGTTCATATTACTAACAAAAATAAAGATAAAAATAGGAAAAAAATTAAAATTATGCACTTCAGCATTCAACCACGCATAAAAAATACAATCGCTCTTCACAAATGGATAAACTTATCCGATAATAGATTTTATAATATCACATACTACGTTAAAATGTGCATCACTATATCGAAGTCTATACTTTTTATTCACTCCCATAATCTAGTTCACGGTGATATAAAACCCGATAATATTTTAATCGAATTATCTAGTAACACACCATATATAATAGACTTCGGATTATCCGGGATTCACGCACTATCTCAAGGAACCGGCGGCACACGACCATTCTGCTCTCCAGAAACAAATAATACTTCTGATAACAAAGAAAATACCTACATATGGACCAAAAATAACAAGCAACACGATTTATGGTCTATAGCATTCATATTTTCCACTATTATTATTTTTAAAAAATCATATAACTACTATTCTGACTATCCTCGCAATTACTTCACTGATAATAAATATATTAACCTACAGTTTTTAAACCGTATACCTCTACAATTCAGAGAACCATTTGTACTTGTACTCTCCAAAAAATCCGATATTAATCTTTCCAATTTTATTAGCCTACTTGAACATGCTCTTACACTACCGAGTTTACCAGATTTACATTATCCTTCGCATTATCATTTGGATGCACCCACGCTTGTGTAGCATCGAACGTCTTTACACCCTCGCTTACTATATCTATTTTTATATCGTTATGTTCAGCTTCTATAATATCGCTAGTTACACTAGGTACATTAGGTACATTAGATACATTAGGTACATTAGATACATTAGGTACACTAGATACACTAGGTACATTCGGCAAACTCAGTGTGTTCATTCTCATCTGCTTCGCTATAACATGTTTCGTATTTTGCCTCTGTAACATCCTCATTATTAAATGATTGCTTATTGATAAAGCACTCATATATGTCTTATATTTGAATACACATACCGATGTATTCGACTTTACAAACTTTACACTATACCACCAATACGCCGGTATATGTATCATTTGCCCCGGTATTAACGCAACATCTATACTTCGCAGTTTGTCAAAATCAGAACGATACTTGTCCTGTACACTCCACGGATTCACAGGCGATATAAACTCGAAATTTTCATAATCATTCACCGAATATAAATACTTCGTCGCTTTCGGTGCAAACAACCTTATTATTACCTTACCATGCGTTACTAACATATAATTGCGATAATTCATATCATACCTAAGAGGCGTTTCGGCATTTAATGAAGCTAGCATTATATCGTACGAACATGATGACACCATTGATGGTCTCAAAAATATATCATTGTTTTTATAATAGTTAATAAGACCCGACTCTTCTAAAAAGTCGGAATTATTTTCACTAATATACTTTGAATCTTTGTCCTTCTTAAATAATTCAACCGATTCACTTATTGCTAAAGGAACATACAATTCTGTCTCATCATCATACTCTTTCGTGTTTCTTATTTTTATGTCATAAGCACTATATGTCGCTTTAATGCTGTTTAAATTACAACTCATCATTAACTTCTCATTAATAAAATCAGTCACTACCGGCTGCCTTAAATCACATACCTCCTCTAATTTCTCTTTTGACGGCTGACATATTTCATATATCTCTAAATCATCCACCTTCTTCAAGTGAAAACATACATGTAAATAAACAAATAATACAAAACAAAATACTATTATAGCTATAACTTCTTTCATAGGAATATATCTATTTTTACTACTTTATTTTTATACTAATATTTATCAAATTATACTCAATCCCTTTTCATACAAATTAATAATATAAAATATGTATTTTATATTATTTGAATTTAGATTAATCTCACGCTTCTGTTACTTCTCATGTTTATATCTTATCTGTAGATCATGATTGTATATCATGTTCTACCTCTTCTCCTCCCTCCTGTTCTCCGTTCTCATCCTCGTCCATCTTCGCCACTTCTTCCAAATTATCAATCGATATACTGCAACCACCATCTACAGGGTCACACACATAATTTGACTCGGTCATATTGATATTATTTGCATTATACTCACCATCATTTGGGGTATATACACTCTCTCCTACATCATGTGTTGTACTATCATAATTATTATAGTTGCACTCCTTGTCGCCACTATCGCCACATGAAGGCAAACCGTTTGCGATAAGTTTCATTACAAGACCAGATAACTCATTTAAAGTGGTTTGCTGAGAATTCAATAAACTGCGCAAAGACTCATTCTCCTTCTGAAGAGGCTCTATTTGATTGATTATATCCGATAAATTCGTGTTCGTCAATATATTATCCAGGATTTTTGTTATAAAATCGGTATTATTTACAAGTTTATCATATGAAAAATTATCCCGTTCGCCCATTTTATTACTACCATCTGATACTGTATTCGCTCCTCCGGACGCACCTGCACCAACACCTTTATCTACCCTATTTGACAACATTTGTATTTTATTAGAATGCTCGTTAAGTATTGCATCCATATTTAACAACTCATCATGATGCAATTTAAATAATACATTAGGTGGAAGAGCTGCACCTGATGGTAAACACGGTAACCCCGCAGTACTAATCGGCAAATCACGTATATGAATACCATCTACCTCAGCCATAGCTCGATTATGTATAACCGGGTTTACAGTATATGGCCCAGGTACATTTATCGTACTGTTGCCTGGACCAGGCGTAGGCATTCTTGTTTGCATCGGAGCAGGAGGCATAGAGTGCATTCCTTGCGGAGGAGGAGGAGGAGGTGCCGACTTTGCGGCAGCAGCAGCGGCGGCAGCAGCCCTTTGCTGTAACTGCTGAAATAATTGTTGCTGGACCTGTGGAGGAAGTTGACGAAAATTTGGAGGTAAACCAGGAGGCAAACTCATTCCTTGCCCTTGACCTTGACCTTGACCAGGTCCACTTCCCATAGGCGGAGGAACACCACCCCGTCTCTTCTTTGCTGCTGATATAGATGCGCTGTTACTCATATTAGTAATCTTATATAATTCATAGTAATAGTATTTTAAACCTTTTTATACGCAATCATTTTATTTTACTTTTATTTTATTTTACTTTTGTTTTATTTTATTTTATTTTATTTTATTGATCACAAAATAAAACAAAACTCCTAAACTTTTACATAATATACTATACTATACTATACTATACTATACTTATCACGCAATCATTTTCATCAATATTGTTTCATGACTTTTATAGTCTACCAATTTAATATCTTCAATTCGGTAATTATCGATTTTCTCACGGTTCTCATTCGTCTCACATATTTCTATCTTCGCAAACTCATACGGCTTCCGCTTCAACTGTCCTCTTAGAGCCTCTATATGTTCCTCATATATGTGTGCATTCCCTAAATGATATACAAACTCATGTGCTACTAATCCAGTATGTTTAGCAATTATATGTGTCAATGCCGAGTAACTAGCTATATTAAACGGTACACCTAACCCTACATCACCGCTACGTTGATAAAGAGCACATGATAACTTATTCCCCTCCGATACATTAAACTGCATCAACACATGACAGGGTGGTAGCGCCATCTCATCTAATTGACAAGGATTCCATGCACTCAATACTAACCGCCGACTTGTTCTAACATTAGGGTCAGGATTCTTTAATACATCTATGATTTGTTGAAGCTGGTCGACTCCTTTTCCACTATATTCCGCAACACAACCCATATATGGTGCATTAAAATGCCTCCACTGATGACCATAAACCGGTCCAAGGTCACCCTCGACATTGTTATATAGACCTCTACTATCTAGAAATTCACGTGACGCATTACCATTCCATATATGAACACCTTGTTCGCGAAGTTTTTCATTACTAGTATCCCCGCGAATAAACCACAACAACTCTTTAAAACAAGTCTTCCATGCTATACGTTTTGTTGTTAGTATGGGAATTCTGCCGTCACTTAAAGAAAAAATCATCGAAGCACCAAAAATAGATTTAGTAACTCCGTTGCGACCTTTCTCTGTTACCCCATTCTCTAAAATATCATTAATAAGATTTAGGTACTGATACTCCTCGTGTTCTTTTTGGTCCTCACAACCATTTTCATCGGAGATACAATAATGACACTTCATATTATATTTAGCAAGTCTTTTTAACATTCGGTTATTATAAATATAAATATAAATATAAATATAAATTTAAAGTTCAATACTTACTATAATTTATACTATACTTTTAAATATCTTTAGTATTTTATTTGTAATTTGTAATTTGTAATTGTTTATAATTATTTAATTTCTTTTATTTAATTTCTTTTATTTAATTTCTTAATATAATTCATATATAAAATGGATGACGACAGTATAAAACCTATTACGAATCAAGGATTTTTCACTTATGTTTTCAAACTATCTAAATTTAAACAGGAAGACCTTTTAAATATTATTCAATACACTGTTTTATCTATTATACCCGTTATGTTGTTTATTTATTTTACCAAGAAATATTTTCCTCTTGTATCTGAAGATGACTCATCTATATATATTTTTACCCTAACTGTTATCGAGCTTCTCTTCATGATGGTTGGAATATTCTTTATTGACAGAATTATCAACTATATTCCGACATACAGTGGAAAATATTATGAAACTATAAACCTAACAACCATTATTCTTATATTTATTCTATTCATGCTTTTAACTCACGGAGGATTCAGGTTAAGAACAGCCATTCTGTTACAAAGGTTCGACGACTGGTTTACACTTGACGACATAATCGCCAGAAAGTTGGGAATGACGCCTAAACCATTCGATATCACAATGGAAGACGTTAAACCAGTACAAAAGAAAGGCAAAGGTAACAACAAAGCATCCAATGGAGCTTCTAATGCTAACGCCCAAGCCGGCGGCGGACAACAAATGTCTCAGCAATATGCTACACCCGCTCCTCTCCCAACTCAAGGACCTATGATGCCTAACCCTGCATCCAACTACGGAGGTAGTATGCCCACACAACAAGCACCAAACTTCAACTCCATGTACGCCGGTCCTAATACCCCTATGGTAGGCGCTGCAACACCTGGTATGAATGGTGATGACTCATATATGGAACCAATGGCTGCAAATGCCGCTCTTGGAGGAAGCAGTTGGGGATGTGCATGGTAATATATGCGACATTCGGCGACAATACACACCATGATGCCTAAATAAAATATATATTGTTGTTTTTAAGTATTTTTACAAAACAACAATATATCTCCCTCACCCCCCTCACCTACAACAAAACATCTCTCTTAAAAAAAATAACACTCCATTCTCCTTCATCTCTTTCTTATCATTGCACATTTTGTGATGCGTTATTAAATCATTATACCACGTATAATCATCATACGTTTTAACTGTCGTATATGGTATACGTGGACTATACACCGTGTCATAATATAGCTCACCACTATCCGTACGTTTTATCACATTCGATGACTCCTGCATTCTCTGATACACTACCTCATCGGGTGGCGCCTTACTTGCACTCTCGAATATATTATAATACGTGAAACTCTCAAACACCATTTATATGTTACCGTCTATTATTCACACAATGCTTTACACTTTACATATATTATTTTTTTACTTTTATGTACATTTTACATACATTTTAGAATACTTTCTTTTACCATTTTATATTTTCGAATTAACGCATTTCTCACGCTCCTGTAACACCTCACACATAAACATGTATCACATATCTATATCCTTCTTATCTACTATCACCTCGCGACTCACCGCCCTTATTATCTTCCTACCATTCTTCTCCTCGTCCTCTATCGGCTCCGATATATTCCTTAACATTGTTAGGTACTCCATCTGCTTACGCTCCGTCTCTATCCAATCTGGATTCTCCTCCGTCCACAACTGCAAAGCCGTCCTCTCCTTGTCCGCTATCTTCTCTATCGTATTTCTCATTATCTCATGACTATCATCCTTCTCCCACTTCTCATGGTCCTTTATATACATCGTCTCCCGCTTCTTATCCGTACAGTGTATCGGTCTCTTGTATATATCCAACTCCTTCAAACCTCTTATCATCACATTGCTTATACCCTCCACTAACCCATTCTTCTTTGAATATAATAAATCCTCAAACGTTATTTTCAATGAATCCACAAACTCAGATATATTCAAAGCATCCTTGCACTGTTCGTTCAAAAATACATTCAAATTGAAATTGTTCGTAGTATTATTACTGTTATTATTATTATTATTTATTATAGTGTTGTTACCTATCTTAGGTATTATATCTTTCAACATTTGACGAATCTCCTCATTGTCTTTCAACAACTTTAAAATAAGACCGTCTTTTTCCTTCGTCGCCATATCCTTTAACTCTGACGCTAATGATGTGTCTTTTTTATCATTCAAAAATTGACACTTTTGTTTGTGTTTCCAAAGTCCCATACGCGTTGAGTATGTTTTTAGACACTCACATCTGAGAGCATTATCAGTCTCGGCATTTTCTTTGTATACATTTGTAAATTTTTTGTGTTTCAGTGTGGTAAGATGAACGTTATAATTAGACTCCTTAGAGCATTTGAAGTCACAAGCTTCACAAAAGAAAAAAACGGCATTTTTCGGCATGACTTTGTATACTTTAAGACTATAAAAAAATTCCTAAATCCTTTTCATATAATATATATAATTTTTTTTAAAAAAGTTATCGTAACAAAAAAAACAATCTAAAAAAGCAATTTAGAGCATTATGCTCTGAGTGACGAAATCGATGTTTTTTTCAAATCTCTACCCCCGGTTTTCAAAAAAGGACATTTATAAATGTCCATTTTTCAAAAAGGGCCTTCGAGAGTTGAAATTTTCATACATCATCACTTTTTCAGCGTCCGCCCTCCCTTTTTGCGAAGGTTACCTTTATGCTCTTATTTACTTTTTATTTTATTATAGATTTAGAGCATTATGGTGTGGATATATGATCGCATGACTTTTTGCAAAAGATGGGGCAAAATATGGCGAACCTCTTTTTCATAAAACAAGGATGAACGTTTTTCGGGGATGTTTGGAATATTCACCGCCATCGAAATTCAATTTATGTCCCAAAAATGGGGGTTCTTGTTTTGACCCATTTTTCTCATTTTTATACCCACTTTTTTGGGGATCTTTTGTATTTCCATGGAAATTCTTTATTGTAATCTTTTAAGTACCTTTAAATATATTATTTATCAAACATACTTAAAGAAACCATGAATATACTCCAATACAACTTAAAATATTATATTACTTTTTAGTAGATATAATTAACAATTTAAATAATATATTATATTAACTATATACACATACTGCTATGAGCTTAAACGTAGAAGACCTCCTCAAAGCACTCGATAATGAAAATAATACAGGAGTTGCTGGATTAACCACATCTAAAATAAAAAAGGAAAAGAATGACATACTGCAAAAGTTACAACTTTCCGGAAAAGAATTAAAAGATTTACATGCACGTCTTAAAGATTATCGCTACATTAACGAACTAAATGACATACAAATGGGACGATATATAAGGTGGATACCTCTTAACACCGAAACCGCGGAAATTAAACTAACAAAAGGCGCATTCATAGTAAATACCTTCTTAAACGAAGATGGTGCGTGTTTATTATGTCGCAACACATATCAACGCCCTATCGTCGTAAAGTTTGATAAAGTACTTATTTTTCAAAAATTATCCGAACAAGAACAAATTCTTATCTCCGCTATCGACTTCCTCGATAAAAAATAACCTGCAATACTACACTATATTGTAATATATACTACACAGTATATTACAATAAACTTATTATAACTTCTCAAACTCTTCTTCGTCTTCTAGCTCCTCCTCCTCTGCATTTTCCTCTAAAACTTTATCCTCCGTGTTTACATTATCACCTTCACCCACCTCACATTCTTGGCCATAATTCGCAAAATATTCTTCCACATTTTTAGACGCCTCCAATCTATCTTCTTCGTCATAATCATCCGCTCGTGGTAATGATTCACCGGCACATCCTCCCCCACAACCATACCGCACCATATATGTCAACGTCCTGTCGCAGTCCTCGGCCTGAGCACTCATTTGTGTAACTATACCCCTAAGCTGTGTAGGTGTTTCAAAACATTCGACAAATTCGGTAGTAAAATCCTCCACCTTTGATACCCGCCTACGCAGGACGCCAATCTCTGCACACTTTTTGGCGTTGTCACGTGACCTCTGTTTAGAGTGGCGGAGCTTTGATTCATGTTCTGTAAGAATATCGGATACTCTATCTATTACTTTTTCGTTATCTACAATACGTTCATTCACATATTTTATTGAGTCTAAAACATAATCTAGTTCTATATTCGTCGCTGCTATTTTTGTACCATTTTCATTATTAGATGTTTTTAGGGCATCGATGCTTCGTTCAGTAATCATCATTCGCTCCGCTAAACCAAGGTTGACCCAGTCGTTGACACGGGATTCAATACGGTCAAGACGATTCGCAAAACTGGTTATATGAGCTATCAAAAGCTCGACGGATGCAACAAGCTCCCCGTGGCTTGGGAGTCGGTTTGTAGTTGGAACATTTATCATTGGAGTATAGTGGTGAGGATAGTATTGAGAATTTTGGAAGTACTGATTGGGGTCGGATGACATGATTTGACTGTTTTGTTTGATGATATATTATTATATATATTTATATTTAATACTTTTCAATTTTATATCTATATCTATATAAATAAAAATATTGAATTTTAGTCGCACTCCCTTATATTTTTAACAATGTGTACAGATGAAGATTTTTCCATCTCCGCGGCAGTGTGCTGAATTCGTTGGGTCATTTGGATACAATATTTCATGTGAAGTCTGTCCATGAATATGAAACTTTGGGAAGACCTCCTCCAGTTTTGAAAGCATTTCGCGTCTTCCTGTATTTATTAAATCATCTTGGATATGTTGCTTCATTCGGAGGCACAGAAATTGTGACAGGGTTTGGAATGCCTCCTCTTCGGTTTGATTGTTATATTTTCGTGAAAATTGACTCCTATCTACAGGAAGTTGAAGTTCATAAGCCCAGAAAGTGTCACACGACATGCTCAAGGTAAGGTATACAAGGTCGCTTTTAATATTTTTGTTGTTGGCGTGACCTCCTTCTGCGAATTGGTTGTTTTGTGTGAAATTGGTGTTTTGGGCCATTTTTGGTTATTTGTATATAAGAAACAGTTTGAGTTCTTATATACATTATATGTGTTTTTTTGGCTTCAATTTTCCAAAGTTTTAAATGTGTTAAGCGTGTATTGTATGGTGGTTTGCGCAAAGCGTTAAAAAGAAGATAAGGGTCAAGAAATTGAGAACCTTTATGAGCGAGAAATGAATCAAGGAATGTAATATTGCGTGG